CGGTGATCTTCGAAACGCTTTAATGCCTCTCCCTTACAAAGAACCCTCTCAAACTTTGTATAGTCTATTAGGTTTTGTAGTGCAGTCAGGACAAAGATTTGCAGCTATCACTGATTTACAAGTAGGCGATGCAAATCAAAATGCTCCTGTCGGTACAACAATGGCTTTACTGGAGAGAGGATCTAAAGTTATGTCCGCGATCCATAAGAGATGTTACTATTCTCAAAAAAAAGAATTCAGACTACTTTTTAAGGTCTTTGGGGATTACCTTCCTGAAACGTATCCTTACGCAGTAGAGGGTGCAGATCGCACTATTAAAGCGGAAGACTTTAGTGAGCAAGTAGATGTACTACCAGTCTCTGATCCTAATATTTTTTCTATGACTCAGAGAGTGACCTTAGCTCAAACTGAATTACAGTTAGCTCAAAGTGCTCCTGACTTACACAACATGAAAGAGGCATACAGAAGAATGTATGAGGCTTTGGGTGTTAAAGATGTAGATCAGATGTTAAGAAAAGATACTCCTGTTGAGCCAAAAGATCCAGCAATGGAGCACGCTGATCTATTAGATGGCAATTTATTAAAAGCATATGAAGGACAAGATCACGATGCGCATATTCAGAATCATATTATATTTGGCACTAATCAAATGATTTTAGGTAATCCTCCAATGGCAATGAAATTACAAAAACATATTTTAGAACATATTTCTCTCAAGGCAAAAGAGCAGGCAATGTTCTTAGCACAGCAAGGTCAAGTTCCACAGGATCAACTTGATCCTGTCATCGCAAAACTAGAAGCTCAATTTATGGTTGAGTTAAAACAGATGTCACAACAGTTATCGGGAGGAGGACAACCTGACCCCGTGGTTCAGTTAAAACAACAAGAGTTACAGCAGGATGCTCAAAAAGATCAAATGGATGCACAGGTAGACGCTGCTAAATTACAGTTGGATGCTGAAAGATTAAAACAAAGAACAGCTATTGATCAAGCAAGAATACAAAAAGATTATGATATCGCAGATAAACGTGCCGAAGTTCAATATGATAAGATGACTAATCAAACCTTGAATCAAGCGAGAAGAGATGCCTCTAACCAAAAAGGGTAGTAAAATTATGTCTGCCATGAAAAAAAATTATGGCAAAAAAAAAGGGGAGCAAATATTCTACGCTTCTAAAAATAAAGGTACAATAAAGAAAGTAGAAAAGAAAAATGGAAAGTAAATTAAAAGCAGGGTATGTTATAGATATAATGGATGAAACAACACAAAGAAGAGTTCAAAAAATTATTGATAGCACAAGAGATTTTGTTCAAGAACAAGCTGAACAAGGTATTGATTTAATAGAATTAGCTCAGGTTATGCTTTCAATGAGTAGAGAAGCTATGGTTGACGTTTATGGGGAAGTTGTTGCAGATAGCTATATTAAACAACAAATTAGTTATTTGAAAAATTCTGAAAATAGTTTAACATTACATTAATGACTAAACGATTAACAAAAACAATTCCTCCAAAAAAAGGACCTAAGTCACAAGGTATGGATATTCCCTATGGAAAAATAGTACCAGTTGGCGCTGTTCCTGAGGATAAGAAGCGTAAACGTGGCTATGGAATAGCATCAAAAGGACTTAAATTCGAAGGAGTATTCTAATGCAAAAATGGATTAAGGACCTTTGGGATAAACACCCAAAGAAAAAATGGCTCGTAATCGGTTTACTAATCGGTTGGGTAGCTGCTCAATATATCTAATCAATGTTATCTAAATTATTAGGCGGATCTTTAGTAGACACTGTCGGTAAAGTTATTGACAGTGTCCACACTTCGGAAGAAGAAAAAGGTCAAATTAAAATAAAATTACAACAATTAGAAAACGAAATTAATTCTAAACAAATGGATATAAACTTAGCTGATGCTAAGTCTACTGCTACAGGTATTGGCGGTATCATGCAAAGATCTTGGAGGCCTTTGATTGGTATGTCCTGTGCTCTAGCTATATTTTGGGAATATGTTTTAAAACAATTCTTAGTGTTTATATTGGCAGCGTTTAGTGTAGATCATGCACCTTTACCTGAGCTTGACATGTCGACTTTATTTCCGCTTGTCACAGCTTTACTTGGGATGGCGGGCTTGCGTAGCTTCGAAAAAAGTAAGAAAATTACGAAATAGTGGCTTACTTTGATTATGAGGTAACTAAGCTTATTAAAGATAAGATACAAGCATTGGAGGAAGAGATAACCTCGATGAATGTTAACTCTTTTGAAGATTATAAATATTGTTTGGGTAAACTTCATGAAATGCAAAAGTTTCAACGAGACTATAAAGAGATTATGGAAAGGATGAATAAAGATGAGTAGTTTAATACTGCCAGAAGGGCTTAAAAAAGCCGTTAATAAAAAAAAGAAAGAAGAGAATGAAAAACCTGCTATGGAAAGAGTTCCTCAGGCAACAGGTTGGAGAATGGTTATATTACCTTATAAAGGTGTAGAAAAAACAAAAGGTGGCTTGTTACTTACTGATAAAGCTATCGAGGAACAACAACTCACTACTAATGTGGGTTTAATTTTAAGTATGGGTTCTGATGCTTACGCTGATAAAAATAAATTTCCCAATGGACCTTGGTGTAAAAAAGGAGATTGGGTAGTGTTTGCTAAATATGCTGGCTCCAGAGTCAAAATTGAAGGCGGAGAAATACGTATTCTTAATGACGATGAAATATTAGCAAAGTTGAAAGATCCGAAAGATGTATTAACTATCTATTAAGGAGATAAAAATGACTGAAGAAAAAATGGTAGACCTTGACACTACTGGCGAGAGTCAAGAGGTTGAACTTCAAGAAGAAGAATCTACTAAAGAAGAAAAAGTCGAAGAAGAAAAAGTAGAAGCTTCCACTGAAGAAAAACAACAAGAAAAAACTGAAGAAGATGATTCTAAAGATGATGGTTTAGATAAATACTCTAAAAATGTTCAAAGAAGAATTAAAAAACTTCTAGACAGAGTAGAAAAAACTGAACAACGCGAACAAGAGGCTCTTCGTTTTGCAGAAACTGCAAAGAAAAAATATGAAGATTATGAAAATAAAATAAAGTCTCTTGATGAAAACTATCTTTCAGAGTATGAGACAAGAGTACAGTCTCAAATTGAACAAGCTAAAAAATCTTATCAAGATGCTTTGTATAATAATGATGTTAATGCTCAAGTTGAGTCTCAAAGAGCTTTAACAAGATTAGCAATTGAAGAAGAAAGAGCTATAGCTTCTAAACAACAAAGAGAGCAGCTGTTAAAACAACAAGAAGGCTTGATGGCTGAAAAACAACAGCCACAACAAGCTCAACCAAGACAGCCTGATCCAAGGGCTGAACAGTGGGCGGAAGAAAATAAATGGTTTGGTCAAGATGAAGCAATGACTTTTACTGCTTTAGCCCATCATAAAAAACTTTTAAAGGAAGGGTTTGATCCTAAAAGTGATGATTATTATGAGGAAATTAATGATTATATGAAGAATCAATTTCCCAATAAATTTAATCAAAAAGAAGAAGTGAAAGAAAAAGCTCCTCAAACAGTTGCTGGAACTTCACGGACATCAAAAACAAGCGGTTCTAAAAAGGTAAAACTAACTCCTAGTCAAGTAGCGATTGCAAAAAAACTAGGTCTTACTCTTGAACAATACGCAAAATATGTATAGATTGGAGATAATATGGTAAATAAAACGTCAAGATCTAATGAGACTAGGGAAAAAACAGCTCGTAAAAAAGGTTGGACTAGACCCTCTTCATTAGACGCACCCCCAGCACCTGAAGGTTTTAAACACAGATGGATTAGGGAATCAGTCAGAGGATTTGATGATACGAAAAATATCATGGGAAAATTACGAGAAGGTTGGGAATTAGTCCGAGCCGATGAGTATCCTGATTGGCAACTTCCTACCATTGATGATGGAAAACACGCTGGTGTGATAGGGGTAGGTGGGTTACTGTTAGCTCGTATGCCAGTAGAAACTGTTGAAGAGAGAAACTCTTATTACAAAAACTTAACCGAGAGCCAAAAAGAGGCTGTCGACAGCGATCTACTGAAGATTGAGGATCCTCGGATGCCGATCAGTAAACCCCAAAGACAAACCAAAGTAACTTTTGGTTCAGGAAACAAGTCGTAATCGGCACGGTTTGTTAAACGACCAATACTAACAACGTATTACAAAGGAGTAATATTATGGCAAATCAACAAGGAAACTTTGGATTTCGTCCAGTGCTAATGCTAGGTTCTGCATATCAGGGTCAAGGTCAACAACAAATGACCATAGCTAGCAACGAAACGAATTCCATTTTTATGGGAGATCCTGTCGTGTTAAACGCAAACGGATCAATCTCTCGTGGGTCCTCTGCTGGTGCTGAGCTTGTTGGTGTTTTCAATGGTTGTTTCTATACAGACCCAACTTCACAAAAACCAACTTTCTCAAACCACTATCCAGGGGCAATTGTAGCTGATGATATCGTTGCAAACGTAATCAGTGACCCAGACGTAGTGTTTGAAGTCAAATGTGACGATGCAAACGCTGGACGAGCGCAAGTCGGTTCAACTGCTAATATCGCAACTTATGCAGCAGGATCTACCAAATCAGGTATTTCAGGCGTATCAATTGACGGTAGTACATTTGCAACTAGCAACGCTTCAAACTTCGCTGTTTATGATCTTTCAACAGATCCTGACAACAGTGACTATACTGCTGCTAACGCTAACATTCTTGTTAGAATTAACAAACATCAGTATAGAGATACCACAGGAATCTAAACTATGGCTATATCTAGAAGTCAACTCGTTAAAGAGTTAGAACCAGGTCTAAACGCACTGTTTGGCTTGGAGTACGCAAGGTATGAAAACGAACACGCAGAAATCTTTGACAACGAATCTTCAGACAGAGCGTTTGAAGAAGAAGTAATGTTATCAGGTTTCGGTTCTGCACCATCAAAAGCAGAAGGTGCTGGCATATCTTATGACACAGCGGTCGAAGCATACACTTCACGTTATACACACGAAACAATTGCATTAGGTTTTGCAATAACAGAAGAGGCAATCGAAGATAATCTTTATGATCAGCTTTCTTCTCGTTACACAAAAGCTCTTGCAAGATCAATGGCAAACACAAAGCAAGTAAAAGGTGCTGATGTTCTAAACACAGCCTTTGCTGCTGCGGGTGCTTCAGGAACTAATCCTGGTGGTGATGGTGTATCACTTATTAATACACAACACCCACTAGCACAAGGTGGTCTTTTATCAAACAGATTAGCAACAGATGCTGATTTGAATGAAACATCACTTGAGCAGTCATTAATTGACATTGCTGCATTCGTGGATGAGCGTGGTCTTAAAATAGCCACTCAAGGTAGAAAACTTATAATTCCAAAAGAATTACAGTTTACTGCTGACAGATTAATGGCTTCAGCTTTAAGAACAGGAACTGCTGATAACGACATTAACGCAATCAGAAATATGGGAATGATTCCTGAAGGTTATGTAGTGAACCACTTCTTAACTGATGTGAACGCATTCTTCATTAAAACTGATGCACCTAATGGTCTAAAGCATTTCACAAGAACTGCTCTTTCCACAAATATGGAAGGCGACTTTGATACAGGTAACGTAAGATATAAAGCTAGAGAGAGATACTCATTTGGTTTCTCAGATCCTAGAGGTATTTTCGGAACTTCAGGCGCATAATAAATAATTAACTTAATAAGAAGGGCGTATGTCTTTGACTGCGCCCTTTTTTTATGTCAAAATATAACTTTATTAACCCTATGACCCTTCGGGGACTATTAACAAAAGGAGATAGACATGGGAACAACTACATTTTCGGGTCCAGTAAAAGCTGGAACGATTAAAGACACAACAGGAACTACTCTTGGCTCAAATGTCAAGAACACAGGTTTTGTTGTAATGGCACAATCAGCAATTGTTGATATTATTGGTGCTTCTCACTTAAACCAAGTGATAGCAACAATTCCTGCAAACTCACAAATCACCGATGTGGTATTGAATGTAACGACAGTAAATAATGACTCTGGTGCTGCAACTGTTTCAGTAGGAACAATAGCTGATGCCAATGCTTTTATTGATGCTGCGAATGTTAAAGCATTAGGTACTACTTATGGTACTCTTGACACAGAAGCTACCGATATTGGCACAACAGACATTCAAGTGGTAGCTGATTTTACAGGTGCTAGTGGTGACGCAACAACAGGTGCTGCAACAGTGACTGTGAAATATTTACAAAATAATTCAATAGCACTTGCTGGCGATGTACCTGCGTAAGGAGTAAATTATGATTAACTATAGATCGGCTAAAGTAACAGCAACAGGAAACGTAGGAACAGGTCCTGCAAGACTTATTGCTATTCATGCTATCTGTGGTGCATCTGCTGGAAGCATTGTTTTAAAAGATGGTAGTGGAGGATCAACTTTATTAGATCTTGACACTCCTGCTTCTGCTACAGCGGTAATTGAAACTTACATCGGTGATACAGGTATGAGATTTCAAGATAGAATACATGCTACATTGACTAATGTAACTTCACTGACTTGCATCTTCGGGTAATGGCAGACAAACAGCCACCAAAAACTAAAAAATATTTCCGCTCCACTAAATCTGGAGCGGGAATGACTAAAGCAGGTGTTGCTAAATATAGAAAAGACAATCCTGGTTCTAAATTAAAAACAGCAGTCACAGGTAAAGTAAAGAAAGGTAGTAAAGATGCAAAAAGAAGAAAATCTTTCTGTGCTAGATCTGCTGGTCAAATGAAAAAATTTCCCAAAGCAGCAAAAGATCCAAATTCAAGATTAAGACAAGCAAGAAAAAGATGGAGATGCTGAGTGAAACTACTTATAACAATTCTTTTTTTCTTTACATTAGTAGCTACAATAACTGATATAAAAGCTGAGACCAATACCGTGTCGTCAACGGTAGTAACAAATTCAACTCCTCCTACAGCATCCGCTCCAACTATCATGAATAATAATAGTGATATATGTAAAATTGGAATTGGAGCTAGTGTGCAAAATAATGTTTTAGGATTAGCTTCAGGTTATGTCGTTACAGACGAATTTTGTGAGACTCTTCGTGCCAGTCGTGCTATGTATCAATACGGCATGAAAGTCGCGGCGGTGGCATTATTGTGCCAAGACCCTCGTGTCTGGGACAGCATGCTCGATGCAGGGACCCCGTGCCCAGCAGAAGGAGCCATAGGAGCTGAAGCGGCTACTTATTGGAAAACCAATCCCGATAAGATCCCTGTTGGATCTAAATTTAGAGAAGACTATATAGCTCAAACAAAACCACAAACACAGGAGTTTAGTGATGTACAACAAACTGCTTTATTTAAAACTTTGTTTATTCTTACTACTGGTCTCCTTTTATTCTAAAGCAGATACTTGCTTACCTGATGTAGAAGGACTTTGTACTCCTGGTGTTACGATTGAAGAAGATGTTACTGTAGAAAAAACAGAAGAAGATAAAGGTACAGAAATTATCTATACCACTACCACCACTACTACCACCACTACAACAACTGTTACTAATGAAGATTCAGGAGACATTCTTGATGGTGATAATGATTATGTCACTACAAGCAAAGAAGGTGATATGGATTACGATTGGGGTGGTCAAGGCCCTGCAAATATTCCTAGTGGTAATTCTTGTTATGGTCTCGGTTCTGATAAGTGTGCTCAGATTACAGGAGGGGGTAATTCAACTTCTACTATGGGTGTTGACGGTATGGGTACAACATTTGTGCAAACAGTTGACATTTCTGATTTAAGCATAGATAAGGGTGGTCAAGTTAAATATTCCATAGAAGTTGATAAACAAGATGCTCAAGATCGAATCTACATGCACATTACAGGAACTAATGGAGGGATTACAGTCTTTTCAGGCACTGATGTTTTGTCTGAATCTGGAGTTTCGTCAGGCTATCAATCATACAATGGAGCTTTCGATTTCAGTGGCGTTTTAAAAAGTTTAACAATAGAAATAGGTGGCAGAGACATTAATCTTGCTGTTGGTCCTTTATTTGACGATGTATCGGTCAATGTCTTTTACAATGTAATCAATACAATTATTGAACAACAAATCACTTCAGTAGAAGAAATAGTTTATCTCAATATCTTTGATCCTGTAGAAATAGAATATGCTACAGAGATTATTGAATTTAATGATGTCGTTGTTGATGATGCGGGAGACGTGAGTTTTGAACCCATAGAACCTCAACAAGAAGAAGTTACTTACGAAACAGTTGAGGTAGAAATACAGGAAATACAAACAGATTTTGAAGTAGATATACCTGAGCCTGAGATACAGATGGCAGAGATGGAAATGGAGATAGAACTTGAAATAGAGACTGAATTAGAAGAGACAATAGAAGTAGCTAGTGTTGAGGAACCAGTAGAAGAATCTACAGAAAAGCCAGTTGAGGAGGCTAAAGAAGAACCTGTGGAAGAGATTCCTGTAGAAAGCGAAAGTAGTCCTAAACCTGTAGAAGAAAAACCCGAAGAGGTTGAAGAACCAGAAGAAAAACCTGCAAAAGAACCTTCAGCAAAAGAAAAAGCAGCTACAAAAATAGTCAAGGATATTGATGATAAAGAACGTTATGACGACACTGCTCAAACAAAAACATTACTTGTAATGCAGATATTAGGAGATACAAAAACCTTCTTTACACCTACTCAAAGCTTCACAGAAGTTGATGTGGGTGAGTATTTAAACAAGACAATAGATGATCAGTATGGTATGTTGTTTGACATGGCACAGGAAAATACAATTCAGGATATGATAAATGCCCAGTATTGAGTATTCAGGTTTAAAGGTAAGTGGAGGTAAAGCTTTTGCTATTCTTACGCTATTAGGTGCCCTAGGTAGTGGTGCTTGGGCAGTCTTCGAATTTTGGAAAAATTATCAAGACCTAACCACCAAAGTTTTGCAGTATACAGCTCCTGATCTTTCGCACTATGATGAACAAATTGCAGTGATTAAATCAGAACTAGATATGATATTAGACGAAATTAACCTAGTGGCTTCCGTAGCGCGTGACCTTAAAGGAGACATGAAGATAGATTTACGCAACGCTAGTAATGACATTCGTCATATCACCGAAATTGTAAATGACATCGAGGACAGACAAAAAGCTGATACAAGAGAGATATTTGATGAGTTAAAGCTCATTGAAGAAAACCTTGACTTACAAATTAATAAGGCTTTAAATAACCCTTTAAGTAACATGAGTGCTAAAACAAAATGATTAAATTAGATATAAAAACTATATTACCTTATCTTGTCCTAATTGGCACAGTGTTAATGACTTGGGGTATGTGGTCAGAACGTTTAAATGCAGTAGAAAAGAAAGCAGATAGTGTTTCAAAAATGCAACAAGATTTAGCTGTTATAAAAGTACAAATTCAAGCAATTGATGAAAAGATGGCTTGGATGGAAGAGTTTTTAATTAAAAACTATAGTGAGTATTAGTGGTTATATCACGATCTCAAATGCAAAAGGAAGTATCTACAGGAGATAAGAAAATGAATAAAAAACTAAAACCAATACCATCAAAAAATAAAGGTCTTAAAAAATTACCTAAAAAGGTAAGGAATAAAATGGGCTTTAAGAAAA